GTCGGGGATACAGGATTTGAACCTGCGACCTCTTCCACCCCAACCTATCATACAACACCCCCTAAAATCCTTGTAATCCCCTTTGATTTAAGGCTTTATGTTGCGTTTGGTCGTACTGTTTAGCATCCGTTTTCATGTGTATATAGTGGTTATTTGGGTTGAAATGTAGTACAGATTAATCCTCTTCTGGGGCATCACAAGTCAGCCTAAAAATCTTTTTAGATGCCGATGGTTTAGTGCTGGTCCAGTCCACATCCCCCACCTCTGGCACTATCGGCTGGTAGTTTTCCTTACTATCATCGGGGTGGTATAAGAGTCTGTTTGCTGCCCATCGTGCGGTCAGGATTTCGATCTTTTCCTGTGTGCCAGGCTTTGCCATGGTTGGTTCATCGGGTGGCAAAACTGGGCACCTGACGACCTCTTCACGGTCCATCCGTTCCACTCTGAAGTTTACTGGTATCTTAAGATTTTTAGAGAGGGGATTTTGATAACATTTCATGCACAGATAACGAGACTTGTGGGGCTTGAATTCACCACATAAAAGACAATGGATCATTCTGCGCATGGAAACCTTCTCCTAGGTTGTTCGTTTCCATACTGGTTTATTTTCCAATTTCCTAAAGTATCTTTGAGAATCTATTCTAATGTCTGGGTTCCATGATTTCCAATCTAATAAATGCCCGAGTACCCAGTGACACTTGGCACTGGATTCACACAAGGTGATTAAGTTATCTGAGGATAGTTCCTTACTGGGGTCAACATGGTAGGGGGTGATGTGGTGGACATTCAATTTCGTAGGGTCGGCACACCCACACCCAGCACAAAAAGGGTTGGAAATAAGGTGGGACTTCCTTACAGAAACCCACCTTGAAGATCTGGGTTTACCAAAGAACAATCTATAGGGCAGCATTGATCAGCATCTTGATCAGAACTTTCAACACAATTTTCCAGGGGATGATTGCAAATTCAATGGGTGCCCCTGCTGGTGCTGGTAGGTATTCGCCTTGAAGTTTCTCTAATAAGGTGACCACCTCAGCATCCGAGATAGGATAGTCCTGCACAGGTTCATCTTTAGGTGGGGTCAGGGGTACTTGGGTGGCAGCATACCCTGCCAAATTCCAAGCTGCGTTCAGGGCTGTTTGCAGGGGAATGGGTTTACCCCTGAGTCTGTCGATTAAGATTCCTACACCCTCAATAGGGAGGTCTTGTGGAAATGGTAGTAACATTATTTCTTCTCCTGTGATTCCAGCGAGTCTGAAATCTTTTGTGTAAGGTTAATTATCTGACTGCTTTGGTCGTGCTGGGTTTCTACAATCCGATTCAAGCCAGCTTCTAATCGGTCTAAAAAAACCAAGTGCCTTTGATGAATGGGCATTAGGATGTTATTTCCTAACCATCTAGCAGAGTTGTGTAGGCCATAACCAATTGCAATTAGGGCCACGCATGGTAGCCCTAAGCGATCAATGATAGTTAGCCAGTCGAAACTATACACAGGATTTACCACCTCTGCGTAATCTCTTCCCTAGTTGTTGGAATCTTTTCCCTTGGACTTTGGAACTGATAGCTGGCTTTGCGTTATATGCTTTGCATTCTTTGCAACTTGAATCAGCGTTAACCATCAGGGCAGCGAATAAAATAAAGCTCATAACATCTCCTCTAGATATACCAGTCTAGTTTCTGGGCAGGAAATCCTGCAAAATTACTCAGGGCAAACACTTCACCATCTGAGCAGATCCATTGAAATTCTTTAGCGGTGATCCAGAATCCACCATCGGGTTCGGAATAATACCCTGGGCTTTTCCCATGGCACACACCCCAGCTATTTTGAATCCAAAAAATATCGCCAAACTCAGGATGCAGTGCCCATGCTAGGCAGCACATCTGATGACCCCACTGGGTGACTCGTTTATTTAGAATGATGGATGGGTTACCTTTGATGGGTGGATCCATCTGGCCTCCCCAGTTAGAAGCGCAGGTCATGGGGAATCCATTGATAAGGCTGGCCTTGCCCTGCTCCCACTTGGTAATCCTTGCCGATGATTTGATCGTGTGTTTTTTTGATGCTGCTAACCAGACCTCTGCAATGGATTCACCATCACTCCACTGCATCTCGGCACTCTCTCCCCAGGTCATGGCACCATCTTTGATCTGTACTGGTGGTAGTCCTTGTGTGTTGTAGGGTAAGGTGCCAAACTTGGTGAGTGCCTCTATTGCAGCAGATCCGAAACTGCCTTCACCCTTGCCATTTAACCCTGCGAGTTCGCGCGATTTTCCGTAAGGAAGTAACCAAAAGGGGCAGACAGGATCTTCTAGCTGTCCGAGCTGCGTTACCTCAACGGATTCCAGACACCACAAAGCCATGCCTAGGCCATTGCCCACACAGCTTCCAGTTTGCTGGCTGAATGGTTTCATGTTTTTGATGAAGAGATATAGAAGTGCTTTATCTGGTTCTGCGTATTTGCCCTTGATACTAAAAGCTGGCATCCGCAATTTTATAGCTGCATCTAGGGTCACCTGTGAAGGAGTGCGCTGATCAGGGTGGATCCATCCTAGATTGTTTGGTGTCACTTCAATGTGCCTAGTGCCTTGGAAATTTCCGTGAATTTTTTAGACATGGATTTCCTTAAGCTTTCATCTAATTTGGTATCGGGATCTTCAGGAAATCCAGCCAAGTCTGATTGTATCCGCACTCTTATTTCTCGCAAATCGGATGGACTTAGCACCCTTCCCACTGCTTCTTTGCATAGGGCTAATAACTCCCCTGCGGTTTGGACTTCCTCACCCTTAACAGTGGTGGCAAAGCTGGCATAAAGGCTAGATAGTTTCTTAGCCTTGCCCTGTTTATCATCCTCACTTAGTGATACATAAAGTGATTTTAATTCCTTTTGAAGTTTGCTGGCTGCCTCATCCGGTGCTGGTATGGGTTCGGGTGGATCACCAATAATGACAGTAGTAATCACAGGTTTGCTGGCTGCATCCCCTTTAGCAGCATAGGCTAGGACTCTGTATTTACCAGGACTATTTGCGCTCACTACTGCGGTGGTACTGTCTCGTAATAACTCCACAGGAAACAGATTAAGCCCAACATCAAGGACCACCCATTGCACTGACTTGCAGTCGGTCACACTGGGGATGCTGATGAATTGCCCTGGTTGCCCATGGATTTCTAAGGGAATGGTAACCTGTTGTCCAACTACTAAAAAAAAAGATATTAGTATTAGGTTCATGGTTGCGCCTTAAGTAGTTTGCGTATTGCTTTGATTTCTGCTTTGGTGAGGAAGTTATCCTCTTGCTCTGCGTCACGCTGCGCTTTCTCTGCTTTGCGTTTAGCTTTTTCCTCTACGCTGATGTCCTTCACCTTGGTTTTCTGTGTCCATTTGCCCTTCACCTTTTTCGGTGGTTCAACTTCCGTGTCTTGTGTGAGGTGGTCGGTTTGCGGTGTGTCCTCAATTTCGACAAGCACATAAGTGCTGCCTTCAATCTCGCCACCCTGCCAGCCATCGCCAAAGGATGTGTTTGGGTGGTCACGCTGTGGATAGGATGGAAACTCAAGGACTGTGTCACCGTTTATTTTTGCGTATTGCATGGTTGATTAGCTCCGAGTGAAGATTGAGACTGTGGCCGACCCAGAATTAGCAGTGTAAACACTAGCATCGTCAGAACTAATGCAGATTCCGAAAGGGCTTGTCCCAGTTGCAATGGTGCTAGTTCCAGACAAAGCTCCTGTTGAAGTGTTTCGGCTAAAGATTGAAACTGTCGTACCTCCTAAATTAGTTGCATAAACACTTTTTCCATCTGCGGAAATACAAATGCCGTAAGGTTGTGCGCCACTTGCAATAGTACTAGTACCAGATAAAGCCCCTGTTGAAGTGTTTCGATCAAAGATAGAAACTGTCGTAGACCCTTCATTGCTTACATATACATTTTTACCATCTGCCGAAATGCAAACAAAAAGTGGTTGCCCTCCTGTTGCAATGGTACTAGTTCCAGATAAAGCTCCTGTTGAAGTGTTTCGGCTAAAGATTGATAAAGTCGCTGCTCCATAATTACACACATAAACGCTAGTGCCATCTGCGGAAATACAAACGCCTCTAGGGCTTGTCCCAGTTGCAATGGTGCTAGTTCCAGACAAAGCCCCTGTTGAAGTGTTTCGGCTAAAGATTGAAACCGTCGTACCCCCTAAATTAGCTGCGTAAACGCTAGTGCCATCTGCTGAAATACAAATGGCGTAAGGGTTTGCCCCGGTCGCAATGGTACTAGTTCCAGACAAGGCTCCTGTTGAAATGTTTCGGCTAAAGATTGAAACTGTATTTGAACTGAAATTAGGAGTGTAAACACTCTTTCCATCTGCCGAGATGCAAATCCCGAAAGGAAGTGATCCAGTTGCAATGGTGCTAGTTCCAGACAAAGCTCCTGTTGAAGTGTTTCGGCTAAAGATTGATACTGTATCGTTAAAACAAGAAGCATAAACGCTGCTGCCATCTGCGGAAATACAAACGCCTCTAGGGCCAGATCCAGTCGCAATCGTGCTAGTACCACTCAACGCACCAGTAAACACTTTGCCCCTACTCACACCCATGATTTTTCTATTAATAGGCATTAGAAGTTCTGGCCTCCAACCATTGCAAACCATGTAGTACCGCCATCCCATGTTGTGAGACAAAAGATATCTACTTTGTTATTGGTACTTGTGAGTGTTGGTGCCGTACCACCAGAGGCCCACTTAATTGCAGCACCCCATGTCACTGCTCGAGCCGTTCCATCCATCGTGAATGCCAGAGTGATTCCGAAAGCTGAACCTGTGGTCGGTATGTTGCTTATGGTAAGTGTCGTGATCGCTGCATTCAGCGAGACATGAAACACATTCCCAAGCGCACAGTTTAGCGTGAGCGTTCCGCTGGAGATCGTTGGTGCGGTTTTCGTTTCGATAAGGCTGGTGATCGTTGCACTTGTGAGCGTTGGTGAAGTGGCAAAAACATTTGCCCCTGTGCCAGTTTCATCCGTGAGGCATGAGGCAAGATTTGCGCTTGATGGTGTAGCCAAGAAAGTTGCAACGCTAGTACCGAGTCCGCTTACACCTGTTGAGATAGGAAGTCCGGTGCAACTGGTTAGCGTTCCAGATGTTGGTGTGCCAAGAATAGGAGTCACTAGCGTAGGTGATGTCAGCGAAAGCGTGTCACCGCTTTGAAGTTCTTGCACCGTGGTCGTATTGATTACTAACGGGAATCTTGCTGCCATGTTTTCTCCTAGGTGACGGTTATATTTACGGTGCTGCCACCAAACAAAAGCACTGGCAACGAGCCATTAGAAATACTGACATTGGTCACACTGCCACTAAATAGCGTGACAGGTAGCGCACTGGATGTGGAAGCACCGATCTGGACAACGCTAGCGGTGCCGTTATCCTTCTTGGCATAGAGCTTGCCATCGTAGGTGTTGAGCGCAAGTTCACCAAGAACCAGATCCCCAGTGGTTGGCACCTTTGCAGCTACTGCGCTTTGTTTTATCTTGATTAGATTGGCCATGTTAGAAAGTCCCGCCATCTAAAATAATTCCACTTCCCAAGCTGGTCGCTGATAAAACTATGGTGCCGTTGATGTAATAGGATTTCGCTGATGCGATGTTGATATGCTCGCTGCTTGTCCAGGCATCGGTTGCATCTACCCAGTTCCATGTTTTATCGCTGAGACCTTTGATGGTAATCCCACCTTGATCTGCACCCGCATCGGTAGTGGATGCGCTAGCAAGAACAATGTTCTTGTCGCCTACTGCCAAGGTCGTTGAAGAAATCGTGGTGGTCGTGCCGTTGACGGTGAGGTCACCACTGAGAACCAAGCTAGTGCCAGTCGCCACTCCTATGTCAGGAGTGATAAGCGTAGGACTCGTATCAACTACGAACTTTGATCCGGTTCCGGTCTGGCTAGCAATTACAGTTGCATTACCACTGCTTGTGATAACTCCGGTTAAGTTGGCATTGGTGGTCACTGTAGCAGCGTTCCCACTGGTGGACTGGTTCAAGGTGGGAAAGGTGCAATTGGTTAAGTCACCGCTTGAAGGTGTGCCGAGTGCTGGCGTTACCAGCGTTGGTGAAGTGTTCATCACAAAGGTGGTGCCTGTTCCGGTCTGAGCTGCCACCGAGGTTGCGTTCCCTACTGATGTTATCGGGCCAGTCATGTTGGCATTTGTAGTTGTTGTTACTGCAAAGTCAGGGCCACCGATTGCAATTACTGATGTTGCCACCCCGAAGCTGTCATCACCTAGTCCATAGTAAAGAATCCTCCCGCCTGAGTTCTCGTTGAAGGCAAGTTCTGCTGCGCCTAAAGTTGTAGGTGCGCCAGTGGAGCCACCTATTCTGCGCTTAATTCTGATCGTGTTCGCCATGATTCAAGTTCCTTAGTTAGAAGTTACCTTCAGAAATTACCACCATCTAGTTTATTAGTGTTGACCCACTGCGTTGATGCCGATGAATATTTTAAAAGGTCGCCATTCGCCACCCCAGTAATGGTGGTGTCGGTAAGCTCATTAAGTGTAGCAGCACCAGCAGCACCCGCTGGCCCTGTCAACCCTCGGCCATCGTAGACTGTGACTAGCGTTTCGCCTTGCGTGACTGTGACGATATCGGATTCTGTGACCACTACGATGTCTGGCATTATCGGGTCACCTCCGCTTTGACATTGAAAATACCTTCAATCAATCTGATTACTGTTGATCCGGTGTATAGCTCCAGATCATAGAAGTATCTGCCAGGAGTAAGGGCTTCCATGGTGGCAGCATCGACTAATAAATCAACAGTGCCTGCAGCACCACCTAGCGTGATTCGTGTGTTTTCGGTGGTGAGTTCTAGTATTACGGTTGCGCTCGCTGCGGTGGCCCTGACTTGCATAGCTGCGGTGTAGCCTGTGAGATTGGTTTCGACCTCGTCAGCATCGGTATAAAGAATGGTGCGGGCTAAGGTTGCACCCTGCTCAGCGTTAAATGTGTACTGTCCGGCTGGCATAATGATCTCCTAGAAAAAATTACCACCAT